CTACGGGCGCTTGAGGAGGTCCACGCGGCCCCACAGGGTCCTGAGCCCCACGTTCGCCATCGCCTCCCAGAATACGGACTCCAGCCCGTCAAGGCGCTCAGCTCGCATTGCGGGTGTCGGCTTCTGGTAGTGCCGCTTGATGCCCGGCCGCCGGTGGCCGGCGGCCTCGAAGGCGAGCGGTTCTTTCACCCCGAGCTCGGACTGCAGGGTGTCGTGCAGCGCGCGTAGTGACCGCATGTCCAGGCCCTCACACACCGGCTCCCACGCTGCTCGGTACGCGACGCCCTGCCGCTTCGGCCGCTCGGCCCGCCCGTCGCACGCGGGCCGGAAGGAGCGCGACCAGTTCCCGCGGCGCCACGGACCGCCGCTGTCCGTGCTGAACGGCCGCGCGTGCGGCCAGTCGTCCAAGTGCCAGCGCAGCAGGCGGGCCAGGAACGGCGGCACGTCGATGTCCCTGCTGCGCCACTCGTTCTTGGTGGGCTCCAGACGGACGACGTAGCCGAGTTTGTTGCCGTGCTTGTCCCGTTCTTGGTACTCGGCGTACTCCTCGACGATCCGCAGGACCGGGCAGACGAACTCACCGGCGCCCCACTGTTCGCGCCGCAGCAGCAGCGCGTTGTCCCGGTGCAGCCCGAGCCCCTCGCCCCAGTTCATGCCAGTGAAGGCAGTCGCAAGGACATGGATACCTCGAGCAGGCCCGAGCCTGTCCGCGATGCGGATGGCGTCCTCGGGACGAACTCCTCCTTCCCGCCGGATCTTCGGCTTCTTCGGCCGGGCCGCCTCGCCCGACGTGTCGCGCGTGCGGCGCCGTCCGAACAACGGGTTCACGGTGAGGTACCCCGCATCGACGGCCGCCGTCATGATCGTGGACATCAGGGAGACGCAGTGCCCGCGGCTCACGTCCTCGATCGCCATGGTCTGCTGCCACGTGTCGACGTCGAACCACGTGATGGCGCCGAGCGGCGTCGTCTTCCACCGCGGCAGGATGTGGTTGTCCAGCCGGTCCCACCGCGTGCCGCCGGTGCGGCCGCGCTTTCGCCGGGCCGCCATGAACGTGGAGCTGAACTCCCCGAACGTCGTGCTGCGTTTGGTCGGATCGATCCAGGCGCCGGCCTTGATGAGGCGCTCCTGCTCGGTACCCCACTCGATCGCCAGCTTCTTGGTGGCGAACCCGGGTTCGGTCAGCCAGGGGACCGGATGCCCAGGCGGCGCCTTGTACTTGCACCGCCAGGTGAACTGCGTCGTCTTCTGTCCGTTGCGGACCTTGTAGACCTTCTGCGCGTACGCCATAAGACCCCCTCCGGCTGTGGCCCGTCAGCTGGCCTTGAAGTGCACGACGTAGCGCGCCGGGGTCCGCATCCAATGCGGTGACCGCTCGGACTGCGAGCTCGTGATGATCTTGCCTGCGTGCTGCTTGATTAGGCCCTCGCGCACCACGTAGTGGATCCCGTTGGCGCGGTCGTCCACGGCGATGGCGACGTCACCCTCCACCTGGGCGCGCAGCTCCATGGTGATGGGGATGCGCGGGCCGAGCGGCATGTTCGGCGGCCGCAGCCGCCAGCGGCGGGCCTGCTGAGTGAGCGCGTCCGCGAAGTAGACGGCGCCCTCGGCGGTGATGTCGTCTTCGTGCATGTGGAAGACGCAACCGGCCTCATGCTCCGTCGCGAAGTCTTCTATGTAGGGCTCGAAGTGCGCACCCTGGCGGCGCGCGATCTTGATGGTGAGCTCCATGCTGCGTTCCCCGATCCGCCGTGCGGTGCCCCCCTCACGGTGACGGTCTGTGCATGTAATCACACGTACAGGCGTTACGCACGGGTCGTGCGCGAACTACTGCGAATCGGCCGTCTCGTCCCTGTCTGAGCCGATGCTGTGCAGGTGTCGGCGCGCCCGCCGGAAGCGTTCCGCGACCCTCTGAATCTCTTCGGGCGTGGCGTCCTTCTTGCCCTGCACGACGACGATGATGTGCCCGTCGTCCTCGTCCGGACCGAGATTGATCACGGTGGATTCGAGGGTCTTTCCCGACCGGAGTTCGTACTCGACAGTCGGCGACAGGCCGAAGTCTTCGAGGGTTCCCGCGGTCGCCTGTTCAGCCGAGGACGCTTCGCGCTCGGCGGCTTCAGCGTCGGCCAGGGTTCCGCCGGCCATGACGACATCTACCGCGCCATCCGGCCAGCCGAGGAACTCGGCGTACTGGCGAACCGTGCGGCTGACCTTGCGGATTTTGCCGTGCTCGATGTTCTGCAGGGCGGTACGGCTGAGGCCGAGCGCCTCGGCGGCATCGGCTTGGGTCACCTGCGGATTGCGTCGCTGCTCGCGCGATTCCCGGAGCTCGTTTCCCAGCCGCTTCAGGTCCTGGTCCATGGGCACCCATGATGCCCCATCGTGTTGCACACCGGCAGCACGGAAACCGGGCATTGACCTGGGCATTACTTGGCGGACCACAGCGCCGGTGTTGCATCGCTCGTCTCAAATGCCCCACTAGCGTCACCAGCTGGGCCAAGTTTCTTGGCTTCAACTTGGCTTTGGGTTGGCCAGAGTGCTTGTTTTGGTAGGCATAGTGTGGGCTAATACTTGGCGTGAAGCCCACTGGAGGCGTGGTCCGGGCGTTGCGACAGGCCAAGAAACTTGGCCTCCGTGAACTCGCCCGGCGCGCAGAACTCGACCCCGGATACCTCTCTCGCCTTGAGCGCGGACTGATCCGCGACGCAGGAGACAGGCAGGTCCAACGGGTCGCCGCCGCGCTTCACGTGCCCGTCGACGTCATCACTGAGGAGACGCCGTGACCGCCAAGGCCACGAAGACGCCGCCCACTCGTCCTCGCCGCACCCGAGCCGAGGACGAGGCCGAATTTCGCCGGTGGACCCCGGAAGAGGTCATCGCCAAGAAGTTGCTGCCGTACCGCAGCGCCCGCGTGCTGAAGCAGAAGTGCTACCGGCGCGAGGTCCACTGCCACATCGACGGCCGCCGGATCACCTTCACGGTCGATGACCTGCGCAAAGAGAACGAGCGCACCGCCGTCGTCCCGGCTGCCTGACCCAGCCCTGAAAACGCCGATGGCCGCCCGCGACTTTCCCGGCCCGAGCGACCACGACCGGCGACCCCAACACCAGAGAAACGAGGTCACCGTGACCACACAGATTACCGAACCCACGCAACCCGACGCCGACCTGGTTCGGCGCGACAGCTTCATGGCCGCGCTCTCGCTGGCCGAGATCCTCATCAGCCAGACGACCAAGCTGCCGACCAGCTTTGACGTGAGGGTCGCCCCGTGGGCGCAGGGGGAGGCGAACCTCCGCTTCTACTTCCACCATGACGTGCCTGGCCTGCGGCAGTTCCGTGACGACCAGATGCTCACCGAGCGCATGGAGGCCCGCAAGGACGGCTCGGTCTACTGCGAGGCCACCCGCGACATGGACGGCGTGCGCGTCACCGCCTGGACCCTCACCGACCCGCCGAAGGACGACGTCGTGAGCGATGCCCCCGCGCTCGCCCTGCCGCAGATGGCCGTCGACTGCCCGGCCTGCGGAGCTGAGGCGGGCGCCCTGTGCACCAGCCACAACGGCACCCGCGTGCGCAAGCACGACGCCCACCAGCAGCGCCGCGACGCGTGGATCAGCTCCTCCCGCGACGAATAGCCCCCGATCCGGCCGGGCCCGTCCGTGCATCCTCCGGGCGGGCCCGGCCATCCCACCAGCAAGAGAGGCGCCACCGTGGCGAAGATCCCTGGCAACGGCCCGAGCGCTGGACGCGTTGCCGCCCCGCGTGCCCGCGACACCCCGCCTGGCGTCCCGTTCGACGGCGTGCTGTTCATCGACATGGAACACGTGCGCGCCAAGTACGAGTGCCTGCGTCCCGGTTGCCCCCACCGCCTTGAGGGACCGGTGCACAGCTACGACCTCATCCCCGGTGACAAGAAGCGGCGGACCGTCGGCGCGGGCGCAGTGAAGGCCTTCATTGACGGCATCAAGTCCCAGCACCTGGCCCAGTACCACGGGAGCCCGCGTTGACCGACGCACAGCCAACACCTGACCTCCGGGCTTCCGCCCGCGAGCTGCATGACGCTGGCCTGTGCGTCCTGCCCATCAAGACCGACGGGACCAAACGGCCCGCCGTGTCCTGGCTTCAGTACAAGGTGAAGCGGAGTACGCCTGCTGAACACGACGCCTGGTTCACCGGCAAACCTCGCGGTCTCGCCGTGGTCTACGGTGCCGTCTCCGGAAACGTCGAGATGATCGAGTTCGAGGGCCGCGCCCTCGAACTCCTCGACGAGGTCACTGAGGTGATGAACGCCTCGGGGCTCGGCGACGCGTGGGCCGCGCTGATGAACGGCTGGGTCACCGAGTCCCCGAGCGGCGGCCTGCACTGCCGCGTCCGCATCGAGGGCGGCGACGTACCGGGCAGCACCAAGCTCGCCAGCAGACTCGCCGAAGAACACGAGTACACCGAGGAAGAGCGGCAGCGCCTGCGGGAGAAGCCCAACAGCCGCATCGTCCGCGTCCTGATCGAAACGCGCGGTGAAGGCGGCTACGGACTCGTCGAGCCGTCCGGCGGCTCTGTCCATGCCTCCGGACGGCCCTACCTGCGGACGGCCGGCAGCCCCGCCACTATCCCCACGCTGCCCGCGGACATCGTGGACGCCATCCGCACTGTGTGCCGGATGTTCGACACCCTGCCCGTGCCCGAGACGCCCAAGACCGCCCCCAAGCCGCAGGCCCCCCTGCCCGACGGCGGTGTGCGTCCTGGGCAGGACTTCGAGGCGCGGGCGGACTGGGCGGACATCCTGCGCGGTGTGCTCCGGCCGCTGACCTCCCGCGGGCACACCACCTACTGGGGGTGGGCCGACGGCGTCGGTGGGGTGAAGGCCACCACCGGACGCGACCCGCAAAAGGACCGCCTGTGGGTGTTCGCCACCGGCTCGGAGTTTCAGGCCGACGTCCCGTACTCCAAGTTCGGCGCTTATGCGCTGCTGGAGCACAACGGCAACTTCAAGGCTGCGGCCGCCGCTCTCCGCCGCGAGGGCTATGGCACTGAGCCGCCCCGTCGGCGCCTGTCCTCTGTGCCCACCCAGCACTTCGCCGACGGATCCTCGGCGCTCGACCCCGAGCACGCGCCGGACTCTCACGAGGGGTTCGAGGGCGGCCCTCAGCTGCGCTCCGTCCCCGCCCGCCCCGAGCTGGACATCACCAACGAGGCCGACGCCATCGACGGCGTACTGCAGCTCATGAAGGACGGCCGCCTGCCCGACCTGTACACCCGATCCGGCGGCCCCTGCTGGGTCTACCGCGACGACAACGACGACCCGATCGTCCAGCAGCTCGGCACCGACAACCTTCGGGCCTACCTCGCCGACCACGTCGCCAGCTTCACCGTGAAGCGCAACCCGCTCACCGAGCAGCTGGAGGAGGAACGCGAGCTGCTCATGCCCAAGAGCTGCTCGACGATCCTCGGCCGGAAGACATGGCCACTTCCGATCCTTCGGGGTGTCGTCACCTCTCCCGTGGTCCGACGTGACGGAACGCTGCTCGACTCGCTCGGATACGACCGGGCCACCGGTCTGTTCCTCGAACCGCGGGTACCGCTGCGCCGACTCGCGCCCCAGGTGACGCACGAGAGCCTCGACCGGGCCAAGGGGATCGTCCTCGACCAGGTGCTGGCCGACTTCCCGTGGGTCGCCGCCAGCGACCGCGCGCACTTCCTGGGCGCGCTGCTGACGCCGATCCTGCGCCCGCACTTCGACGGCCCCACGCCCATGTTCGTGCTCACCGCGACTGCCGCCGGATCCGGGAAAAGCCTGCTCAAGGACATTTTCCGGCACTGCTACGGCATCGCCGACACGGCCTGGCCCGAGAACGACACCGAGCTGCGCAAGAGCATCACGACGCAGCTCTACGGCACCGGCCAGCCCGTGGTCGTTCTCGACAACCTGCCCAACGGCTACGTCATCAAGAGCCCCGTCCTGTCCGCCCTCTTGACGTCCGAGGTGTGGGGCGACCGCGTCCTGGGCGCCACGTCCAAGGTCACCATGCCCAACGACCGGCTGTGGATCGTCACCGGCAACGCGCTGCGCACAGGCGGGGACAACGGCCGCCGCGTCCTCTGGGTCCGGCTTGATCCGGACTGCCCCGACCCCGACCAGCGCGACAACTTCACCGTCGGCGACCTCCGCCCATGGCTGCGCCACAACGCGTCCACCCTGGTCGCCGCTCTCGTAACGCTCGTACGGGCTTGGGTCGCCGCGGGGGCGCCCCAAGTCCGCGTCCGCAAAGGCGACTACAGCGAATGGGCCAGCCTCATCGCCGGCCTGCTCGACTTCCTCGGCGTCGAGGGCTGGCTGGCCGACCGAGCCGACGCCCGCGACCAGGACGACGAACTGCTGGAGTGGTCCGCCTTCCTGGAGATGTGGCGAGAGTCCTACGGCGGCGAGCCCTTGACCACGGGAGCCGTCATCCAGGGCTTGCCCAACCACGTGCCGCGCAAGGGCGACGAGCCGCCCAGCGCCAACCAACTCGGGATCTGGCTCAAGGCCCGACAGGGCCGCTACTTCGGCACGCACAAGGTCGTGATGGTCGTCGACAGCCACCGGAAGCAGAACCTGTGGCGCGTCGAGGTCCACGCCGACCGCGGCACCGGGGGGCACGAATCGTGACCGGCCGTTCTGCGGGGAGTGCGGGGACTCTGCGGGGACGTGCGCGGGGACTTGCTGCACTCCCCGCGTCCGGTCCGACCTGCACGGATGCGGGGAGGCGGGGACCTGCGGGGACCTGCGCCCGCCTCCCTTATAGCGCGCACGTCCCACATGTATCGCGCACCGCATGTGCCGCACGTCATCACCGATCAGTTCTGAAGCTCTCCGGCATCAAGGGATTTCCCAAGTCCCCGCAAGTCCCCGCGTTCCCGCAAAACCCCTAATCAGACCAGCTCGGGAGTCACGCGGAAGTCCCCGCAGCGGCTCCCCGAACTCCCCGCACTCCCCGCAAACGCCCAGCAACCGAACCGAGGTGAATCATGATCGCTACCGCTGCAACAGAGACCTTCACGCCCCGCCCGTATCAGGTCGAGGCCATTGAGGCTCTCCGGCAGGGATGGGCCAGCGGCTCCAACCGGCTCGCCGTCGTACTGCCGACCGGCGCCGGGAAGACCGTGGTGTTCTCGCACCTGGCGCACCAGATGCTCGACAGCCTCGGCGGCCGCCGAGCCCTGGTGATCGCCCACCGTGAAGAGCTGATTGAGCAGGCCGCTTCCAAGCTGCTCGCCGTCGACCCGATGCTGCGCGTCGGCATCGTCAAGGCGGCCCGGGACGACCACCACGACGCCGACGTCATCGTTGCCAGCGTCCAGACCCTGGCCGTTGCCCGGCGGCGCGAGGCCATCCGGGATATCGGCCTGATCATCGTGGACGAGTGCCACCACGCCGCCGCCCGCTCGTACATGGAGGTGCTGCAGCACTTCGGCTCCTTCGACGGCGTCCCGACCGCCGGGTTCACGGCGACGATGACGCGCACCGACGGCGGCCTGGCCGACGTCTGGCAGGACGTCGTGTTCCGCCTCGACATCCTCGACATGATCAGCGATGGCTACCTGTGCGATGTCCGCGGCAAGGCCGTCAGCGTCGACACCCTCGACCTCAACAAGGTGCGCACGCGCGGCGGGGACCTGGTCGACGGCCAGCTGGGCAAGGCCCTGGAGGACTCCGGAGCGCTGGACGCCATCGCCAAGGCCTACGTGGACCACGCCGCCGACCGCGCGGGCGTCGTCTTCACGCCGACCGTCGCCACTGCGCAGGCAGCTGCCGAGTCGCTGCGTTCGGTCGGCATCACGGCCGCCCCGGTGTGGGGCGACATGGGCCGCGACGAGCGCCGCGCCACCCTGGCCCGGTACGTGGCCGGCGACGTGCAGGTGCTCACCAACTGCATGGTGCTCACGGAGGGGTTCGACGCCCCGCACACCTCGTGCATCGTCGTCGCCCGTCCCACCAAGTCGCCTGGCCTGTACGTGCAGATGGTCGGACGAGGCCTGCGCCCGGCGCCCGGCAAGTCGGACGCGCTGCTGCTCGACGTCATGGGCGCCGCGTCCCGCCACAAGCTCGCGTCCATGGTCGACCTGACCGGGCGCGAGATCGGCGAGGCCGAAGAGGGCAAGACGCTGCGCCAGGTTGCCGAGGAGCACGCAGCCACCGAGACGCGGCGCGCCCTGGCCGCGCAGATCGAGGTCGAGGAGATCAGCCTGTTCGGCGAGTCGGCGATCCGCTGGCTACGCACCGAAGACGGGACCTGGTTCATCCGGCTGACCTCGGCGCAGTTCCTGTTCCTCGTCCGCGACCCCGGGACCCGGCTGTACCGGATGCGCCGCTGGACCGAGGCGACCGGCATCCAGCCGCCCAAGGATGACCTGCCGCGTCCCCTGCCCGAGGCCCTGGCCTGGCTGGAGGAGCAGGCGCGCGCCCTGGCGCCGAAAGCGTTCGTCGCTCGCCAGGCCCGCTGGCGTCAGAGCAAGCCGAGCCCGAAACAGCTCGGCCTCTGCCGCCGCGTCGGCATCCCGGTGCCGCGCGCGAGCACCGCGGGCGACGTCGCCGACCTCATCGACCAGGACCGCGTCGGCCGCGTCCTGGGCCAGCTGATCCGTCCCACCGCCTGAGAGTCCGGGCCTGCCGGTAACAGGCCCGGACCTCCCCCCATCAGATCACGGAGGACCCTATGGAGAACCAGCCCACCGCCGCCGAGATCCGCCTGGCCCAGTACGCCGAGGCCCCCACGAAGTGGTCGACGGCGACCTACGGCAGCGGCGCCGAGAAGGCGCTGCACGACATCGCACTGGGGCTGAAAGCCGAGATCGACCGTCTGCGCGGCGAACTGGCCGAGGGGCCCCAGCTGGCCGAGGAGCCGAGCGGTGGCCCCAGGTGCGGGAACAACGCACACTTCCAGCTCAGCCCCGCGGACCGCCAGGCCGTCGCCTCGTTCGGCGCATACCTCAAGGCCCGAGCCGAGCAGCGGCCGCTGTTGGCCCGCGTCGCCAAGTTGGAGGCCAGCGTCCTGACCGCGAGTGAGCGGCGGTTCCTCTCCTTCATCCTCGACCTCGCCGCCGACCGCATGGCCTCGCTCGGCGACGAATTCGACAGCGCCGACGAGGCCGCGCTGGAGAAGCTGCGCCGCCTGGCGTCCGAGGCGCCGGAGAACGGGGCTCGGTCGTGACGCGCTGCTCGCGCGGGCACTTCATCCCCGCCGCCTCCGCGCCGGGCAGCGCCTGCCACTGCACGCTCCGACCCCGCCGCCCGCGCTACCGCAGGCACCGCCTGGGCTCGGACCTGTGGGGCCAAGGCCTCGCCGCCCGCAACAAGGTCATCCGCAACATCACTCTCACTGGGGGGTACCTGTGACGCTGCCCATCCGCATCCTGTGCTGGAGCTACCTCGCCGCGGCGATGCTCACTGCCAAGTGCGCCGCCGTCTCCACCACCGCTGGAGCCACGTGGTACGCCCTCGGTCTCTTCGCCTGCTCCCTGCTGCTCCTGGGCGCGTACGGCCGCGAGCACGCCGCGGCCCGGGAACGCCGCGCTGCCGCCGTCCGGGCCGAGCGGATCGCCCGCCTGAGCACTCCCACGTCCCGCGTGGACGACGAGGCCGCCATCGCCCTCGCCGCCGCCTGCTGCGAACGCTGGTGGACATCCGCCGGCGCCGAGCACGACCCCGAGCACTGCACCAGGAAGGACCAGACGGCATGACGCGATACACCGCCAGCACCATCACCGACGCGGCCCTGGAAGCGCTGTACGAGAACGCCAATGAGGGCTGGCGCCGCGGCGACCGCTGGAAGGAGCGGGCTCTGCAAGCTGAGGAGCAGCGCGAGCAGCTGCTCGCCGAGCTTGGCGGCCGCGACGAGGAGGCCCGCGAGCGCTGGATCCAGAAGCAGCTCGACGAGACCGGGCTGAAGTCCCTGGACTTCCGCAACGGCGTGGCCATGGAGATCGAGCCCGCCCGCGAGCTCGTCGCGTACTGGGTGGGTGCCGCGCGCGCCATGCTAGGCGATGCCCCGAACTACACGGAGACCCCCATCGAGATGGAGGTGAAGGTGGGCGAGTCCCCTGAGCGGTTCGCGTTCGTCCTGCAGCGCGTCGCCCCCGGTGCGCTCACCCCGCACGAGGCCCGGCAGCAGGCCGAGGCTCGCGCCGAGCGTGCCGAGGCTGCCATCGAGCGCGCCCGCCGCCTCGCTGCCCGGTGGGGCGTGATGCGCGCGTACGGCGGCGCCGCGACCGAGCTCCGCAAAGCCCTCGCCGAGCCCAAGGACGCCACCCCGTGACCTGCGAACTGTGCGGCAACGCGGCCAGCGGCTACCTGTGCCACCGGCACGGGGAGCAACTGGCCGCGCGGCTGCAGGAACTGCCAGCCCTGTACACCGAAGTCGGCGAGTGCCTCGTGCCTCGCCGGTCCGGCTGGGGCGAGATCGTCGCCACCAAGAGCGCGGCAGGCCCGCGCTCCCCGCTCGACGAGGACCTGCTGGACACGGTCACGTGGAACCGCGCGGCCGAGGTGACGCACCTGTGGCGCGTGGACGTGCAGCGCGTGCGCTGGCCCCACCACGGGGCCCCGCCGCCAGCCGATCTGACGGCGGACTGCCGGTGGCTGGTGATGGAGCTGGACTGGATCATCGCCAACTACCCGGCGGCCGGTGACCTGGCGCGCGAGGTCGGCGAGCTGGAGAGCGCCGCCCGGTCGGTCGTCGGCGATCCCGCACCACGGCGGCAACGGCTCGGCACGTGCGTGGCGATGGCGGAGTCCGGTGTGTGCGGGGCCGTGATCTCCCGGCTACCGGGGGAGACCCGGCTGGTCTGCCGGTGGTGCGGCTGTGTGTACGAGGGCGCCCGGAGTCTGCTGGTCCTCTCCCATTTCCAGCCCGAGAACCACGACCGAACCACTTGAATCCAACCCCCGGGTTGGATAGGGTCGGCCCGATGGAACCGAAGCCCTGGCGGGACCGGATCCGCGACGAGGACCGGCTGTTGGAGCAGCTGAACCAACTCGCATCCGAGTCCGCCGACCGACGCGCGGAGGCGCTGCTCGAAGGAGTGGCGGAACTCGGCACGGTCGCCGACGTCGCCCGCGACCGCCAGGTCAGCTGGAACGCCGTCGATAAGGCGATCAAGAAGTACCAACGCAAGAAGGCGCCCACCGAGGACGCCAGCACAACCGAATAGACGAGGGCCGGACAGCAGCTCTGGGTGTTGGAGCACCCAGGCGCGCGCACCGCCCGACCCTCACACCGCACGTCCTGACCTAACCAGGAGTCGGCATGACCGATCTTTCCATGTCCCCGCACACGGGCGACACCACCCACACCTACCCGGATGCGCTGGTCGCCGCGATCACCGTGGCCCAGCGCATGCTCGACACCTACGGCATCGTCGACTACGGCAACTCCGGCGACGTCGCCGCGGCCCACGGCGCGCTGCGGGAGAGCCTGCGCATCCTCCTGCGCGCCCTCGGCACCGAGCCCGACCCCGCGGCCCGCGTCGCCGAGCTGCACCGCCTGTGCGCCGCCGACTACGCCCAGGCCGCCCCCCGCCGCGAGCAGCAGGACGCCGCCGTGCGCCGCTCGGTCGCCGCGCAGTTCCCCGCGGTCGCCGCCTTCCTCGACGACGAGGAGAGCGGCCAGTGACCCGCACCCTCAACGCCTGGCAGTACACCGTCCTCGGCATCGCCGCCGCCCTCATGGCCGTCGTCGGAGCCTTCGGCGGGATCGGCACCTACGCCAACGTGCAGGCCCAGTTCCACCGCGGCGCGACCGCGGCCGGCGTCGTCGCCGCCGGCGAGGGCCTGGCCCTCGTCCTCGCCCTGACCATGCTGTGCCTGACGATGCTCGACCAACCGGCCCCCACCGTCGTCCGGATCGGCCTGTGGCTCGCCCCCGTCGGAGCATGCGCGACGGGCGTAACGATCGCCGAGACCACCGGCGAGGCCATCGTCTTCGGGCTCACCCCGATGGCAATGTCCGGCGCCGCCGAAGGTCTCGGCCTGATCGCCCGCCGCGTCAACATCTACCGCACCGGCGTGGACGCCGAGCAGATGCGCCGCAACGCCGACGCTGTCCAACAGCTCGCCTACCAGCAGGCCGTCGCCCAGCACCATCCCGACCAGGAGATCCGCGAGGGTGCCCTGCGCAAGGCGTGGGCGCTGGCCAAGCAGGTCGGCCAGGGAGACGCTGCACTCGGCGCCGACCTCGTCGACATCCAGCGCACCCGCATCCGCGACGGCGCCGACACCGCCCTCGGCGGCATGTACGGACGCACCAAGCCGCCGCACAGCGGGCCCGCGACGGCCACCATCACCGGGCAGCTCCGCGACCGCCTGGCAGCCATGGACCCCACCGACGCGATCCGCCTGGCCCACGACGCGCGACCTGATGCGGACCATGCCGAACTCGCGCATCTGCTCGGCATCTACGGGGTGCCCGTCGACCCCGTCGCCATCGCCCTCGTCCTCGGCGAGCAGCCCGACGAGTACGACGTGCATCGACCTGATGCGGCCGCGCATCACCAGGTCACCGCCCTGCCCGCCGTGAATCTGCAGGGCGCCGTCCTGGAGGCCGCATCCGCGCTCGGCGCCGACGCGTCACCCCGCGAGATCGCCGAACACCTGGAGACGAACCGGCGCCTGGTCGTCGACGAGCCGTACATCCGCACCGCTCTGTCCCGGGCCGCGAAGAAGCCCCAGGGCGAGGCCCCGGCCACGCCGATGGAGGGCGGATACGCATGACGCACACGCCCGCCCTCGCGCCCGACGAGCGCCGCGTCCGGCACCTGCTGCTCATCAACGGCGTCGGCCCCGACGCACAGCCGCAGCTGCCCAAGCTTCCGCCCGGCGCCCTGCCGCGTGGCTTCGAGCCCGCCCCGACCGGTCCGAGCTGGTCGTGGGATGCCTACTTCGCCGGCCACCCGCCGACCGAGTAGCCGGTGCTCGCCGCGTTCTTCGCAGGCTCCGCGCTGGTCGCGTTCTTCGGCCTCTGCGCCGTCGCGCTCCACGACGTCCCCCGCATCACCGGGACCGTCGCCCTCGTACTCACCCTCGCCGCGCTCACCGTGGCCATCCTCCGCTGAGGACCCCATGACTCCGCTCGGAATCCCCGTCTACGCCGTCGTCTCGCTCGGAGGCGTCGCCGTAGGCCTGTCGCTCATCGCCTGGGACGTCTCCCGCTGGTGGGCCTCCAACAAGAAGCGCCTGAGCATCAAGGCGCTGCGCAAGATCGGCCCGTTCATCCTGTCGTTCGCGTACGGCACCCTGCTCATCCTGTCCGCCGGCGGCATCATCGGCGGCCTCGCGGACTGGTCCTTGTGGGGCACCAACCAAGTCGGTGACATCACGCTCGTCTACGGGTTCGGCGGCACCACCCCCAGCGTCACGCGCGGCTCACAGCTCGCCCTCACGCCCGGCGGGCACGTCGTCATCGTCGTCGTCACCGTGGTGTTCGCCGCCGTCACCTCCGTGCGCGGCTTCCGCTGGGACCTGGTCCGCGGCGCGCTCGCCGGGGTCAGCCTCGGCCTCGCATCCAGCGTCGCCGGTCTCGCCGGTTTCCTCCTCGCGCCCGCCGTGTCTCTCGGCGGCGACTGGGCGGTGGGCCTGCTGTGAGGGTTCAACTCGCCTCCGCTTTCCGGCGCCTGTGCCTCGGCACCGCCCGCGAACTGGAGTGGCTCTACTGGTGGCTCACCGCCAAGAACCGCGTACCCAACCGTCACTCTCTGCGCTCGGACCTGGCGTGGATCGGCCACGCCCTCGGCCGCCTGGTCCTCGCCGCCGGCGCCCTCGCGTTCTGGGGCCAGCTGCTCACTCGCGCCCCGCACCTGATCTACGGCGTGCCCCTCGCGTGGGCCGCCTCCGCATGGCAGATGTCCGATTGGTCCGCCACTCCCCCACCGAGAGGGGTGGCCGCTGATTCCGACATAGATGCACGTCGCAGGCGCGCACAGGCGAGAGGGGTGCAGGACCCGAACGGGGTTATGTGCATCATCCACCCACCCGCCGTCCCGGAGCCCGAGGAGGTGAACCAGCGATGATCCGCCGCCTGTTGACCCGAGCCGTCCTCCGCATCAACTTCGAGACCTACTACTGCGCTAGCTGCGGCGGCTGGTACCCCATCGAGCACTTCAGCGAGTGACCGCAACTAGTTGCACTCGCCATCGGTGCATCGCACACTCGTTCTAACGTTCAGGTAGGCCCCCGCCCCACGGACGGGGGCCTACCTACATCCCGGCCCCCTCGCCCCGACCCGCTCGCCCACGGCGCACGCGACCAGCGGAAGGCCCACACATGACCACCTGGACACTGCACACCGGAGACGCCCTCACCACGCTCCCCACCCTCGACACCCCCGTGGACGCCGTCATCTGCGACCCGCCATACAACTCCGGCGGACGCACCATGACGTCACGCACCAGCCGCACGGCCCGCCAGAAGTACCTCAGCGAAGGCGGCCGCAACCACGGCTACGACCTCGGGGACTTCACCGGAGAGAACCGCGACCAACGGTCCTACACGGCCTGGCTCGCCCTGATCCTCGCCGAATGCCACCGCCTCACCAGACCCGGCGGCGCGGCCCTCGTCTTCACCGACTGGCGCCAACTCCCCGCCACCACCGACGCCCTGCAAGCCGCGGGCTACACCTGGCGCGGCGTAGCCGTCTGGACGAAGCCCGTTGCCCGCCCGCAGCCCGGACGGCTCCGCCAGGACAGCGAGTTCATCGTCTGGGGCAGCAACGGCGCCATGGTCCCCGGCAACGACCCGGTCTACCTGCCAGGCCACTTCACCGGCAGCCAACCCCGCGGCGCCGAACGCCGGCACATCACCCAGAAACCGCTCGACGTCATGCGGCAGCTGGTCCGCATCGCTCCCACCGGCGGAACCGTCCTGGATCCCTTCACCGGGTCCGGCACCACGGGCGCCGCTGCCCTCATGGAGGGCCGAACCTTCATCGGCATCGAGCAGTCCGTGCAGTACGCCGAGGTCGCCCGCGCGCGACTCGCAGGCACGGCACCTGCGTAGCCAGCCACACTAGCGGTATGGAGTCGCACATCATCCGCCCCGGCTACCTCACCGCCCACCAGACCGCCCAAGCCCTCGGCGTAGGCCTGCCCGCAGTCCGCAAGCTGGTGCAGCGCGGAGAGCTGACGGTCGCCCCCGGCAGCACCCCGCGGCACCGCTGGTTCGCCATCGCCGACGTCCAGGCGTACGACGCACGCCGCGCCACACGCAACGCAGCTTGACGCGCAGGTCAGAGCGGTGTCACGATCCCGGTGAACAGTTGTGCCCTCAACCGGCACCACAGACGCACACGAAGCCCCGGCCCCGGTCGGGGCTTTGACGTGTCACAGCATGGCCAACAGGGTTCTACCGAGTCGCCTGGTGCCTGATGATGCCTCCCTGAGACCCAGCTGTCCTTGGGGGGACCGTGAGCGAGTACCGAGACATACAGAGCGCTGTGCGCGTCGAGAAGTTCAAGATCTGGTTCGCCTGGTTCTCGGGCGGCTTCATCATGCTCGGCGTCACGATTGCCTCGCAGGACATCCGTATCTTGAGCGTCGTCACGCAGGTGTTACTCGTCGTGCTCGGCGTCGCCTTTACCATCACCGCCGTCCGCATGACCAACGCCCTCAACCGCAAGGCCAACGCGGCTCGGCGCGAGGTGCTCGGCGACCAGTAGCGGGAGGTGGCGCCCGTGGCCGGTATCCGCAACGGGCGCCCATATCGCCGTCTCGTCGCCTGGCAGAAGAGTCTCGGCCTACCCTGCTGGATCTGCGGCCACAACATCCCCCAGCACGTCGACGGCCGCCGCCATCCCCTCGCCTTCACCCTCGACCACCTCGTACCGCTCTCCCGCGGTGGCGCCCTCCTCGATCCCGCCAACGCCCGCTCAGCACACCGGCGCTGCAACTCCTCACGCGGCAACCGCACCGACCGCAAGCGCCAGCCAGTACGGTCGTCGAGGAGGTGGTGAGCATGGTCAGCGCAGACGATCTGATGCGCCTGTACCGCGACGACGACCACACCCCGGTGCGGTGCGTTGGTGGTCCCTGCGATGGCCAGACGCTGACCTGGTCCACCAGCGAGCCACCCCCGATGATCCGGCTTGTCGTCGAAGAGGCGCCCGCAGCAGCCGTACTCGGCCTGACGAACAAGCCCCCAATTGCCCACTACGGCCAGGCACTGGACCGGCAGGGCAGCCCCAGGCGTGACGACGACGGCACCCTCGTCTACACGTACCGCTGCATGGAGTAGCAGTCTCGACCCGGAGGTGACGCGCCGTGCTGTACGTCATCACCGGACCGCCGGCCGCGGGCAAGTCCAGCTGGATCGAGGCGCACGCCAAGGCCCGTGACGTGGTCATCGACCTTGACCGGATCACCGTCGCCCTCACCGGACCAGGCGCACCGCACTGGAACCACGAGCCGCTGCAGCAGCGCGTTGCCCAGCGAGCCAGGTACGCGGCCATCGACGAGGCGACTCAGCACCTCGACCGCCTCGACGTCTACCTGATCCACACCATGCCCAACGGCAAGGCGATGGCGAAGTACAAGCGCCTGAACGCACGCATCGTGGTCGTCGACCCAGGCCGAGACATCGTCATGCAGCGCATCGCTGTGATGCGTTCGAAGGAGATGGAGCGGGTCGCGACGCGGTGGTACAACCGGCGCTGCGCCCTTCCCCGCCATGCCATGCCGCAGGCGTCCCGACCGTGGTGACTGGCAGTCACCCACGGCATTCACGCAGGCTGAGAGGCGTGGGCGTTAGCCGCTCGACGCTCGATCGCTGTGAATGATCATGGTGTTGGCGGGGAGAGCGGAGCGAAAGTTGGGCGTCGGACCGGGCGACCCAAACGCCCTTGTCGCCCGATTTTTTGCGCGGCCCGATCCGGGGCCCTAATCCAGCGAACCGGGCTCCAGCGAATTAGCGGCCGTCACCCTGCGTGATGTGACGCTCCGTCACGACCGGGGGTGATCATGAGCGTTGCCGACAGGATCGCCGCCGAGCTTGATGACCTCCACGCCGACGAGACATCACCCGGCATGGCGGCCGTCGCCCGCGACCTCGCGAGGGCCATCGACTCCACCGACGTGCCGACCGCCAAGGCGGCTGTCGCCGACAAGCTCCGTTCCATCATGGCTGACCTGCGCAGGCTTGCCCCCGTCGGGGAGAAGGGGGACGCGGTCGATGACATTGCTGAGCAGCGAGCCAAGCGCCGTGCCGCCGCCCGAGAGCAGGCCGGGAGTGGCTGACGAGGGCCAGGTGTACGGCTGGCAGCAGCCGCCTATCGAGACGTGCCCGCCGGCGGTCTCCAGCGCGGGCCAGGAAGCGATCGACCTGGCCGCGAAGGCCGGCCTGCGCCTAGACCCGTGGCAGCAGTACGTCCTGCGCCGCGGCATGGGCGAGAAGCCGGACGGCTCGTGGGCCGCGTTCGAGTGCGTCGTCAATGTGCCGAGGCAGAACGGCAAGGGCGGGGTGATCGAGGCCCGCGAGCTGTGGGGCCTGTTCATCGGCGGCGAGCGGCTGATCCTGCACTCGGCGCATGAGTTCAAGACCGCGAAAGCGGCGTTCAAGCGCATCGAGCGCCTGATTCGCGGGTGCCCTGACCTGCACAAACGCGTGAAGGCGTACCGGTACACGGTCGGCGAAGAGTCGATCGAGCTGCACACCGGGCAGACGCTCCGCTTCATCGCCAGGAGCAAGGGCAGCGGGCGCGGCTTCACTGGGGACTGCAACATCCTCGACGAGGACATGATCCTTGGCGACGAGGCCATGGACGCGCTGTTGCCGACGATGGCAGCTGTCGACAACCCGCAGATCTGGTACCTGGGCAGCGCCGGTATCGGCGCCCTGTCCGTTCAGCTGGGGCGCCTGCGGCGCCGCGCTATGGCGGCGCTGGAGGCAGGCACGCCCGACCCCTCGCTGGCCTACTTCGAGTGGTCCGCTGACCTGCACGTCGACGAGTGCCCGGTGGACTGCACGGCGCACGATGATGCGGCCAGTGACGCGGCGGTACTGAAGGCGAACCCGGCGGTGGGCTACCGGCTGACGCTGGAGAAGGTCGCCAACGAACGGTCCACGCTGAGCCGCGCCGGGTACGCCCGCGAGCGGCTTGGTGCGGGCGAGTATCCGAGCGACGAGGCCGACACCTGGCAGGTCATCGGAGAGGACGCCTGGGCGGCGCTGGCGGCCGCGGAGTCCGCGCCGTCGGACCCGGTGGCGTTCTCCATCGACATGACCCCGGAGCGCTCGCATGCCGCGATCTGCGTGGCGGGTTCCTGGCGAGGCGGCACGCACATCGAGGTCGTCGATCACCGGCCTGGCACAGGCTGGATCCTGGAGCGCGCCAGAGAGCTGCACGCGAAGTGGAAACCGCGCTGCTGGGTCATCGACCCGGGCGGCCCGGCAGGCTCTCTCATCCCCGACCTGGAGGACGAGGAGAAGGGGCTCGGCGTCCCCATCGTGCAGACCAAGGCCCGCGATGTGGCGGGCGCGTGCGGACAGTTCTACGACGCGGTGACCGAGCAGGCGCTCTCACACCTGGACCAGGCGCCGCTCAGAGCCGCGCTGGCGGGCGCACAGAAGCGGCCGCTGGGCGATGCGTGGGCGTGGGCCCGGCGTGTCCCGTCGGTGGACATCAGTCCGCTGGTGGCGGCGACGCTGGCCAAGTGGGGGCTGGGCGCCGAGGTCGAGGAAGAGGAAGGGGCGCCGAACCTGTGGTGAGTCGCGTACTGGCCCTGCTGGAGCTGTTGTTCGTCGCCCTGGCCCTTGCGGGTATCGGTCTGCTGTCCGTGCCGGTGGCGCTCATCGTGGGTGGAGTCCTGGGCGTGGTGGCCATCGAGCGCAAGGGGGCGAGGACATGACGCTGTTCGGCCTGTTCGACCGCCGCTCGGCGCCGGAGAATCCGGCGGTGCCGCTCACGGATGCGTCCCTGCTGGAGTGGCTCGGCGGTGCCCCGACCGAGGCCGGCGTGCAGGTGTCGGAACGCTCCGCGCTGCACATGCCCGCGGTGTGGCGGTCCGTGGCGGTCATCGCCGGGGTGTCGGCGGCGCTGCCGCTGCACACGTACCGCGCGGGGACCAAGGACCGCACTGACTCTGCGCTGTTGGCCGACCCGCACCCGGAGCTGACGCCGCTGGAACTGTGGCGGCTCGCCTACGTATACAGAGTGCTGTGGGGCAACGCCTACGTGCAGAAGCTGCGGGCGCCGAACGGACAGGTCAAAGAGCTGTGGCCGATCACCCCGGACCGCGTGTCCGTGGACCGTGAACGGCCGAGCGAGGCGAACCCCTCGGGCAAGTTCTTCTACGCGACGGACGACTGGGGCGTGCTGCACCGGCTCACCCCGCGCGACCTGCTGCACCTTCCCGGGCTCGGCTATGACGGGCTGACCGGCTGTTCGCCGGTGCGCGCCGCAGCGCAGGGCATCAGCCTGGCGCAGGCCGCCGAGATGAGCGCGGCCAAGCTGTTCGGCCGCGGCAACATGGTCTCCGGCGTGCTGCAGACCGAGCAGCGGCTGAACGCCGAGCAGGCGCAGGCGCTCAAGGCCCGCTGGCAGGCCAAGGTCGGCGGCATCGAGAACGCGCACGAAGTGGCCGTGCTCGACGCGGGCGCGAGCTTCAAGCCGGTGACGATGCCGCTGAAGGACGCGCAGTTCCTGGAGTCCCGCGAGTTCCAGATCAGCGAGGTCAGCCGCATGTTCGGCGTGCCGCTGTTCCTGCTGTCCGAGACCGCCAAGTCCACCAGCTGGGGGACGGGCCTGGAGCAGCAGGCGCAGGGCTGGGTCACGTTCGACCTGGGCCCCACGTGGCTGTCGCCGACCGAGCAGCGCATCACCAAGGAACTGCTGCCGCCCGGCGAGTACGCGCACTACCGGGTACAGGGCCTGCTGCGCGGCGACAGCTCGGCGCGGGCGACGTTCTACCGGGCGATGCGTGACACGGGCGTCATGTCCGCCAACGACATCCGCGCCCTCGAGGAACTCCCCCCGATCCCGGGCCCCGAGGGCGACACCTACCTGCAGCCCACGTACATGGCGCCGCTCGGCTCGAACCCGCTGGCGCCGGCCGACGCACCGGCGCCGGTGCGCGCGGCCGCCCTGATGGCCGAGGCGCGCCGCCTCCTGGCCGAGCATGCCGACCAAGGAGGCCACCATGCCGACGATGACGAGCAGTGAGGAGCGGCGGCACCTGGCCCTGGAAACCGCGCACGTCACGCTCCGCGCGGACGACCAGGGCGGGCAGAGGTTCGCCGGATACGCCGCGGTGTTCAACTCCCGCACCGCGATCGGGAACCCACTGCGCTGGGGCTTCTACGAGGAGATCGCCGAGGGCGCGTTCGCCAAGACGCTGTCCGAGGGCGACGCCCGCATGCTCATCGATCACGACTCGTACTACGTGGTCAGCCGCGTCTCGGCCGGCACCCTGGGGCTGGCCGAGGACGGCCGCGGCCTGGCCGTCGACTCCGCCCTGGACACGCGCCTGTCCTACGTGCAGGACCTGGCCGTGAACCTGGAGAACCGTAACGTCACCGGCATGTCCTTCGGGTTCTACGTCATCAAGGACGAGTGGAACACCGAGACGATCGAGGTCGAGGGCGCGGACCCGGTCGACGTCGAGGTGCGGGTGATCCGCGAGGTCCGTCTGATCGAAGTCTCTGCCGTCACCTTCCCTGCCTATCCCGAGACCGAGGCCGAGCTGAAGGCCGTGGCCAGGGCGCTGGACCGACGCGGCGACTACGCCGCCGTCGAGGCCGCCGCCCGCCACCGGCCCGAACTGCTCGACCTGGTGCACATCGAACGCGAGCCGGGAGAGTCCACTCGCGAGGCGCAACCTGCTGAGCCGGCGGTGTCCACTCAGCGCCAGGGTCTGCCGCTCGATATGCGCATGAAGGCGCTGGCCGCCCGCTACGGGCTCCCGCGCTAGACGACCACCCATTCATCCCTGCAGCCCCGTGGCGCCCGCCGTGGGGCTGTCTGGCGTGCCGTGAAAGGACACCGCCACCATGCCGACCATGCTCACCCGCGCCATCGAGAGGCGCGCGAACATCTGGTCCCAGATGCAGGACATCCAGCAGCGGGCCGAGGACGAGGGCCGCGACGCGCTCACCGCCGAGGAGCGGGAGAAGTGGGACGCCGCCGAGGCCGACCTCACCGACGTGTCCGGGGACATCGAGCGCATGGAACGCGCGCTGCGGATGGACACCGTGCAGCGCGACCAGGCCGTCATCGCCACCGGCGGCGGCGAGAACGCCGAGGACCGCGAGGCCGACACTGACGCCGCCTACCGTGCCGCATTCGACGTGTACGTGCGGCACGGCATGGGCGGGCTCTCCCAGGATCAGCGCACGCTGATGATGTCGAACCAGGCCGAGGTACGCGCCGGTGCGACCTCACCCGGGACGGCGGGCGGCTACTTCATCCCGACCGACACCCTCAACAAGATCACTGAGGTGATGAAGGCCTACGGCGGCCTGCTCGGCGCCGCGAACGTCATCACGACCGCGTCCGGCAACCCGCTGAACTGGCCGACCAACGACGACACCGGCAACGTAGGCGCCATCCTCGCCGAGAACAGCCAGGTCACCGAGCAGGACTTCACGCTCGGGCAGAAGAGCCTGGGCGCCTACACCTACACCTCCAAGCTGGTCCGCCTGTCCCTGCAGCTGCTGCAGGACGACGTGTTCGGCGTCGAGGCGTGGCTGACGCGCAAGCTCGGCGAGCGCATCGGCCGCGCGGTCGCCGCCCACCTGGCCACCGGCACCGGAGCGTCGCAGCCCGAGGGCCTGTTCACCAACGCCACCACGGGCAAGACCGGCGCGGCCGGACAGGTCACCTCCGTCACCTACGACGACCTGATCGACCTGCAGCACTCCATCGACCCCGCCTACCGGGCCGGTGCCCAGTGGGCTATGTCCGACTCCGCGCTCAAGGTCGTGCGCAAGCTCAAGGACGGCCAGGGCCGCCCGCTGTGGGAGCCCTCCGTGCAGGCCGGCGTCCCGTCCTCGCTGCTCGGCCAGGGCGTGCTCATCGACAACGGCATCCCGGCTCCGGCCGCCTCGGCGAAGTCCATCGGCTACGGCGACATCAACTCCGCCTACGTGGTCCGGCAGGTCGCCGGCGGACAGATGATGCGCCTGGACGAGCGCTACGCCGACTACCTGCAGGTCGGGTTCCTCGGCTTCCTGCGCCTGGACGCCAAGCCGGACGACGGCTCGGCGTTCCGCGTCTACGCCCACCCGGCGACCTGACCCTGCCCGCCGTGGCTCCCGTCCTCGTCGGGGGCCGCCCGCTTTCGAGAGGAGCGCGGGCATGCCGCGTATCCGGATTCTGCAGTCTGTCGCCGGACTGGATTTCTCCTGGGCACCGGGCGACGTCGTCGAGGTCGACGCCGCGGTGGCCGAGGCATGGGCCGACGGCGAGCGTGCCGAGCTGGCCGACGACGACGGCAAGGAGAACGCCGGCGCCGAGAAGGCCGCGGCCCGCTCGCGCGGCGGCGGCCGCTCCCGGCGCGCCGAGACCCGCGCCGAGTAGCCGAGAGGGGCGCGCATGGGCATCATCACCCTGGCCGAGGCCAAGGCACAGCTGGACATCGAGAGCACGGTGCACGACACCGAGCTGCAGGCGTACATCGACGGGATGACCGCTCCCATAGAGAACCTGGTGGGCGTCGTCGAGCCACGCGAGGTCACCGAGACCGTCGACGGTACCGGCACGACCCTGTGCCTGCTCAAGGTCCCGGCGCTCGCGCTCGTGTCCATCACGCCGCAGCTGACCGGCGGGGCCGCCCTCGACGTCGCGCAGCTGCACCTCGACGGGGCCACGGGCATCGTGCGGCGCCTGACCGGCGGCCGGTTCTACGGCGGGCCCTGGACCGCCCGATACACCGTGGGCCGGACCGAGGATGCCGCCACGATCAAGCTGGCGGCGCGGATCCTGATCCAGCACCTCTGGCGCACCCAGTACGGGGCGTCGCGGGGCCTGATGGGCGTCGGGGGCGGCGATGACTACAGCGTCACCGAGCCCATTCCCGGCTTCGGGTACGCGGTGCCCAACCGCGTTCTGGAGCTGCTGGAACCGTACAAACTCCCGCCAGGGGTGGCGTAGATGGCGACCACCTCGCGTGTGCCCGCGGCGGTCGACGCGCTGCTGGCGATCCTGCGGGCGGAGCCACTGCTCGCCGGGGTGCGGATCATTGACGGCCCGGAGGCGACGAACCTCACCGAACGGAACGTGATCTTCGTGGGGTGGCAGCCCGGCGGGGAAGCGGCCGTCAGCCTGCAGCAAGAGTTCAACGCCGCGGGCGCCCGCACTCGTGACGAGGTGTTCGAGATCGCCTGTTACGCGGAGACGCGCGCGGGTGACAAGGACATGGCCGCGCGCCGCGCCCGCGTCTTCGAGATGGTCGCGGCGGTCGAGCAGGCCCTGCGTGCCACTGATGCCGCCCCCGAGGCGCCCACGCTGAACGGCTCGGTCCTGTGGTCCGGACTGACCGCCGGCAGCCTGCAGCAGGCCCAGAGCGAGGGCGCGATCTGCGGCCTCGCCTTCACAGTCGCCTGCCGCGCCCGTATCTGATCCACCCCACCTGAGGAGTACCCCATGGCGCGTGTGCGCTTCATCGGTCCGGAGCCGGTGACCGTGCCCGAACTCGGCGAACGCGTCGTCGAGCCGGACCAGGTCGTCGAGGTCCCGGACGAGCGATACGAGGGCTACGTCTGCCAGCCGCAGACGTGGGAGGCCGTCGAGGAACCCAAGAGCGATCCGGTGCCGACGCCGGTGAAGAAGAGCGCGGCCAAGCCGCAGAAGGACGAGGCCTGACATGGCGATCGGATCCGGGCTCGGCGCGCAGCTGGGCATCAGCGCCGAGTCGACGTACGGCACCTACGTGGCGCCCACGCGCTTCATCGAGTTCACCAAGGAGAGCTTGGTCCTCAAGAAGACCACCGCGCAGTCCGCGGGCATCGCGGCGGGGCGGCTGCTGCCGCTGTCGTCGCGGCGCGTGCTGACCCGCCGCGAGGCGTCGGGCAGCGTCGACCTGGAGGTCACAAACAAGGGGATGGGGCTGCTGCTGCAGGCCCTCATGGGCACATCCGTCACGCCGGTGCAGCAGGCGGCGACGGCGGCCTACCTGCAGACGCACACGCTCGCGGACACCATGGGCAAGTCCCTGACGATCCAGAAGGGTGTGCCCCTCACCACGGGCACGGTGACGAAGAAGAACTTCCTCGGCTGCAAGGTCGTCTCGGCGGAGTTCTCATGCGAGGTGGGCGGCATGCTCACCGGCAGCTTCGAGGTCGACGGCAAGGACGTCGAGGAGAGCTCGGCCCTGGCGGTGGCGTCCTATGTGAGCATGACGCCGTTCCACTTCGGGCAGATGGCCGTGAAGACCGGCGTTTTCGGTGCGGAGACGGCCCTCGACGGCATCCGCAAGGTCAGTTGCAAGATCGAAAGGCCCCAGGAGGTCGAAAGGTTCTACGCCGGGCAGTCCGGGCTGAAGAGAGAGCCGATTGCCAACGACCAAGTCAAGATCAGTGGGAACCTCGAAAGCGACTACGTCGCGACCACGCTGGACGACCTGCACACCTCCGATGGAGCGACCAGTTTCGTCTGGGAGTTCGTCGGCCCGCTGATTGCCGCGACCCACTTCGAGACGTTCCGGATCGTCCTGCCCGCGATCCGCCTCGACGAGGGACCCCCGGTGGTCGACGGGTTCGGCGTCGTGAAACCCAGCTTCAACTATGTGGGCCTGTTCGACGGCACGAACCCGGTGAAGATCGAATACATGTCGACCGACGTCAGCCTGTGAGGTGACCCGGTGCAGGTATCCATCACAGGCACCGGGCAACTCCTGGACCTGCAGCGCCGCCTGCGGGCGGCCGGGCACGAGAACATCCGGGCCAGCATGCAGCGGCGCGTACGGCGAGCAGCCGAGCCGCTGCGCGACGACCTGCAGTCGTCCATCCGCCACCTCGACCTGCGGTCCGAGGGCCGCAAGCGCGGGAAGCCGGGCGGGCCTTCCCCCACCACCCGCCCGTTCCGCGCCACCATCGCCGCGGCCATCCGCATCTCGGTGCGCAACACCGGCAATCCCGGGGCCCGCGTCTGGGTCGACCGCGGGGCCCTTCCCTCGGATATCACCAACGGCGTTCTGGCACGCCTGAACGACGGCCGCTTGCGTCACCCCACCTTCGGCAACCGGCGCCGCTGGTCGCAGCAGAACGCGACCCCCGGCTGGTGGGACAAGACCGTTCGCACGCACACGCCGCGCATGCAGCGCGAGGTCGCCCGCGTCCTGGACGACGTGCGGCGCCGACTCGAATAGGAGCCACCTTGTTCATCGTCTACACGCCCGCGGGCGGCGAACCCGAGCACTACGACGCCACGACCCTGCGGGTGTCCGAGGTCAGCATCGTGCAGCGCACCATCGACCAGAAGTGGGGCGAGATCAAGGAGGGCCTGAGGGTTGAGGATCTCGACGCGATGCGCGGCATCGTCTGGGTGATCAAGAAGCGCAGCCAGCCCACCCTGCGCTTCGGCGAGTTCGACCCCGGCGTCACCGAGATGGTCACCCGCCTGGACAACGACGAGGCGCGCGCCTGGATCGACAACACCCTTCAGATCATGGACGAGGACCCTGAGGTCAGCCGTGAGTCGGTCGTGGCCGCGATGCGCGAACTGCCCGCCGCGTGCATCGATCCGGAGTGGGTCGAGGCGCAGATCGCCGCGGTGGCCGAGGGCCCAAAAGAGGAGCCCGAGCCCCTGGCGCCGGCCGAGGAGACGCCGCCCCCGCCCCAGCCGAGCCCGACGTCAGCCTCGCCCGAGACATCTACCTCGGCCTCTTCGCCCACCTTCTCCACATCGGCCCCCGAGATGTCGACGACCTGACCGTCATCGACTTCTACAACCTCACCGCCTGGATCGACGCCCACCAGCGAGCCCAGCAGGCAGAAGGCGGTGAGTGATGTCCCAGGTCATGAACTTCGTCCTCACCGGCCGCGACGGGCTGTCCCGGGTCCTGGACCGGGCGGGCGACTCGGCGGACCGGCTCGGCCGCCGCCTGCTGGCCGCGTCGATCAACGGCGATGCGGCGATGCGGCGCCTGAGCACGCAGACCACCAACCGCATGGCCGCGATGCAACGGGACACCGATGCGGGCAGCAAGGCCCTGGAGCAACTGAAGAAGACCACGCTGTCTCTGGCCCCGGCGGCGATCCCCGCCGCGGCCTCGCTCGTGCCGGTCGCCGCCGGGGCTGGCGCGGTGGCGGTGGCGACGATGGCGATGACGGCCGCCCTGGTCCCGCAGGTCGCAGCGTTGGGCGAGGCCTCCGAGGCGGAGAAGAAGTACCAGGACGCCGTCGCCAAGTCCGGGGCACGCAGCGAGGCGGCGATCACCGCTCAGGCCGAGTACGCGCAGGCGGTCGCCAAGCTCCCGCCGGAGACGCGGCGCGCGGCCGCCGCGGTCGGCGTGCTCAAGGACGAGTACCAGGACTGGTCCGACAGCCTCGCAGGCGACACCATGGCGCCATTCACCAAGGGCGTCGCCCTGGTCAACACGCTCCTGCCCAAGACCCAGAGCCTGGTCAAGGGAACCTCCGCCGAGGCGGACCGGTTCATGACCATCGTCGGCGGGACGATGGCCACGCCCGGCCTGGACTCCGTGAACCGGAAGTTCACCGAGTTCTCGACGAACACGCTCTCCCGAGTGAACGACCGGCTCGTGTCCGTCCTGAGCACCCTCAACAACGGCGGCGGGGGCCAGACCGGCGGCCAGGTCCGGGAGTTCATGGACTGGGCTCGCGCGCAGGGCCCGACCGTCGGCAGCATCCTGGAGAACGTCGGCACGGCGCTCGTGCACGTCCTGCAGGCGGGTTCCGAGGTCGGCGTCGGCATGCTCCAGGCCGTCGACGTCCTGGCGAGCATCGTGGCCGCAGTGCCGCCCGGCGCTATCTCCGTGCTGCTGCAGCTCGCGGTGGCGCTGCGCCTGGTGAAGCTCGCGGCCGCGGGCATGGCCGCCGCGAGCGCGGGCGCCGCCATGTTCGGCGGGCAGCTGGTCGCGATGCGCACGGGGGCGGCCGGTGCGTCCGGCGCCGTCGGGCGGCTGACGGGCGCGTTCGGTGGCCTGTCGCGCGCGGCCAAGCTGAACATCGCGGCCGTCGGCGTGGGCCTGATGGTCATGGCCATCAGCAAGCTGGGCAACCTCGGCCGGCAGGCGCCGCCCGACGTCGACAAGCTGACGACGTCGCTGGGCAAGCTCGGCCAGAGCGGCAAGGCGTCGGGCGAGGCCGCCCGCCTCTTCGGCAGCGACCTCGACGGCCTGTACGGGGCGGTCCGCAACATCACCGATCCGGCGGTCATCGACAACATCCAGAACGCTGCCGTCAAGATCTTCTCGTTGGGCATGGCCGACTCGACGCCGAGCAAGGAGGCAAAGGAGCGGCTCGACGCCCTCGACGACTCGCTGACCAGTCTGGTGCAGGGCGGCAAGGCGGACATCGCTGCGGCCGCGCTGAAGCGGCTGACGGCGGAGTACGGCAAGGGCGGCAAGGACGTCTCGAAGCTGACGAACCAGCTCGACGGGTACAAGCAGGCCCTGGCGAACAAGAAGTTCGAGGAGCAGCTGGCCGCCGAGTCCATGGGCCTGTTCGGCGCGCAGGCCCAGGCGGTGCAGGCCAAGCTCGACGCGCAGAAGCGCAGCACCGACGGCTTGCGGCAGTCCATCATCGCGTTGAACGAGGTCAACCGGGCGGCGCTGGATGGCCGCGCGGGCATGGAAGCCGCGATCGACAACGCGGCCAAGCTGACCCGCTCGCACGCCCGCGCGCTCAAGATGGTCAACGGCGAGCTGGACGTCGGCACGCCCAAGGCCCGCGAGGCACAGGCGGCGCTGACCGACCTGGCCCGCAAGACCGAGGGGAACGTGACCGCGGCCCGCGAGTCGGGCCGGTCCTGGTCCTACGCCAAGGGCCAGTACGACCGCGGGCGCACGGCGCTGATCCGCTCGGCCCAGGCGATGGGGCTGACCCGCGCCCAGGCCGAGCGGCTCGCCAGCCAGATCCTGCGAACCCCCAACAAGACCGCCTACCTGCGCGGCAACTTGCAGGACCTGCAGGCGAAGCTGGCGGCCGCGCGGGAGAAGCTGCGTTCGGTGCCCGACAGCCGCAAGGCACAGGTGCGGGCGGAGATCGCGCAGCTGCTGGAGAAGATCCGGATGGCCAAGGGCGCCATCGCCTCGGTCAAGGGCAAGACCGTCGGGATCGGCGTCTATACGACGAACTACTACCGGACCGTCGACCAGGGCGGCAGCGTCCCCAAGTACCTGCGCCGGCCGAAGGGAGCGACCGGCGGTCTCTATACCGGCAGCGACTTCGCGCACCGGGGCAAGGGGTACGCGGGGGGCGGCCTGGTCGAAGGCCCTGGCACAGGGACCTCGGACTCGGTGTTCGCGCCGTGGCTGTCGGCCAAGGAGTTCGTGGTCAACGCAGCGCAGACGGCGAAGCACCTGCCGCTGTTGCGTGCGATCAACGAGGGTCGCTTTCAGCTGGGTTCGCTCAGCAGCGGCGGGACGGGCGGTGTCGGCGCGGCGGTGGGGCAGGGCCTGGCCGGCGGCATCGGCGCGGCGCACGGCCTGGTGGAGAAGGCCTCCCGTGCAATGGCGGCCGCCGTCCTCACCGGGATGAAGGACGAGCTGCAGATCGCCTCGCCCTCGAAGCGCACGCGCGCGCTGGCCAAGGACGTCGGGAAGGGGCTGATCAACGGTCTCACCGGCTCCCGCGACAAGATCAAGTCGACGAGCAAGGACCTGGCCAAGGACATCTGGTCTGCGTTCTCGGGGCGCAAGGACAACCGCCTGGTGGCCTACGTCAACCGGCACACCAAGACGCTGCTGACGCTGGCGGGCAAGAGGGACTCGATCGCCGCGGCGATGAAGCGGGCCAAGGAGTTCGCCGAGAACACCAGGGTCGGCGCCAAGAAGTCGGCGAGCCTCGGCGGGATGTTCGAGGGCGACGAGAAGATCACCGCGTCCGGGATCAACTCCAAGTTGCAGCAGCGCCTCGCCCGCATGCGGACGTTCTCCTCGTACATCAAGACCCTCGCCAAGCGCGGCCTGAACAAGACCATGCTGCGCGAGATTCTGGAGATGGGCCCGGAGGAGGGCTACGCCTACGCGTCCGCGCTGGCGGGCTCCTCGTCGAAGCTGTTGAAGGAGATCAACTCCACCCAGTACAAGATCAATGATCAGGCCGAGTCGCTGGGCCGGTCCGGCGCCGACGCCCTGTACGACTCGGGGAAGAACGCGGGCAAGGGCTTCCTCAAGGGGCTGCAGTCCCAGCAGTCGGCGATCGAGAAGCAGATGCTGAAGATCGCCAAGGGGATGGACAAGGCTATCCGGCGGGCGCTCGGCATCAAGAGCCCGTCCACGGTGATGGCGCAGGTCGGCCGGTACTCCACCGAGGGCCTGGCGGCCGGGCTCACCGACCGGATGCCCGTCCTCGACCAGGCGCTCGCCGCCGTGTCCGGCCGCGTCGCCGCGACCCGTCCCGTCGTCGGACGCCCGGCGGTCGCCACCGCAGGCGGCGCACAGGTCGTGCACCTGTCGGTCGAGGTCAAGGGCGTCCACGATCCGCTGTCCGTCGCCAAGGAGCTACAGCGCATGCTGCTCAACTTGAAGCGCACCCACGGCGTGAACGTCAGCTTGGGGGTGGCGTAGTGACTCGCCTGGTGGTGGAGGCCGCGTTCGGGTCGACGATGTCCACGCCCTCCCCGGCGTGGACGGAGATCACCCGGTACGCCGACATGGCCGCCGGGATCAGCATCGACCGCGGGGCCTCGGACGAGCGGCAGGACATCGGGACCGGCACCTGCACGATGACCCTCGACAACTCCGACGGCCGTTTCACTTCGGGGCTGTCGACGGGCGCCTACTACCCCAACATCAAGAAGAACACCCCGATCCGCGTGCGCACGGTGAGCTGCGACCGCAACCTGGTCACCAACCCGGACTTCGAGGCGGGGCTGGCCGACTGGGGCAAGACCGCCACCCCGATGTTCGTGGCCGACGCGACCCGGGCCAAGCGGGGTACCCAGTCCATGCGCGTGACCTGGGGCGCCTCCGCCGGGCAGGCCGTCTATACGGACCTGTCCGGGCTCGACATCGGCCAGGCCTACACGGCGTCCGCCTACGTGTGGGTGCCCACCGGGGCGCCCCAACTGGAGTGCCACATCAGCGGCATGACGCCGGGAGCCATCTCCAGCGGCACCGACACCTGGCGCCGCATCACGTACACGTTCACGGCGACCGAGACGACGCACCGGCTGCTGGTCATGCCGGACGGCACTCCGGGAGCCGGAACTCAGACGTGGATCGACGCCGTGCAGGTGTGGGAGGGCCCGACCGCACTGCCGCTCAACCACCTGGCGAACGGGGACTTCGAGCAGGGCGTCACCGGCTGGGCGTCGTCCGGTACGCCGGGCATGGTCCGGTCCACGGTGCGGGCGCAGCGTGGCGTGGGGTCGATGCTCGTGACGTGGGGCGGGGTCGACAACCAGTCGATCACCTGCGACGCCATGAACGGGCTGATCGTCGGCCAGGCCTACACGTTCTCTGCCTACGTGTGGGTGCCCCCGGGGCACACCGCGGTGCGTCTCACGGTGGCGAACGGCAACCTCGGCAACCCGTCCGCGCTGACCGGGGCGTGGGAGCGGCTCACCGTCACCTGGACGGCCAGCGCCACCAGCCACCAGGTCCGCATCCGCCACAACATCATCCCCAGCAACGGGCATCAGGTGTGGGTGGACGCGGCGCAGGTCGAGGAGGGAGCCACGCCGACCGCGTACAGCCCGCTGGAGGGCGCCCAGCTGCACCCGCGGTTCTTCGGGATGGTCAACGACTGGCCGACCCGCTGGAAGGGCCTGTACGCCAGCGCGCCGATCGTGTGCTCCGACGTCTTCAAGAGCTTGGCCCGGCAGGAGTCCCTGCACCCGATGCTCGTCGAGGAGGTGCTCCTCGACCGGCCGACCGTCTACTACCCACTGGGCGAGGCCGCCGAATCGGTTACCGCCGGAGACCTGTCCGGCACGGCCGAGGTGGGCACCCTGTCCATCGTCCAGGCCGGAGCGGGCGGCACCCTCACCTTCGGCGACGGCCAGGGACCGGCCGGCGCCGGGGACATGCCGGTTCCGACGTTCGCGCCCACGTCCGCCTCGGCGGGCAAGTACTTGACTGCCAACCTCGGCCAGGTCTTCCAGGACCGCAACGACTCCTTCCGCGTGCGCTCCGAGTGCTGGTTCTCGACCAGCCAGGACGGCCGGGTCCTGATGGCGCTGGTCTCGCAGGACGCCAGCAACCGGCTGATCATCTCCCTGGAGTCCGGCACCGGAAAAGTGAAACTGGAGTACACACAGGACGCACTGCCGATCCAGTCCGTCATTGCTAACACCCCCAACCTCGCCGACGGGCAGCTGCACCACATCCACTTCCATGAGCTGAACGACGAGGTCTACGTCGACGGCGTGCTCTACAACGCGGTCACGACCAGCTCGGCGGACCTGCGGATCCTGTACGTGGGCGGCTACGCGGGCCGCCTGTGGTCCGGGACCATCTCCCACGTCGCCGTCTACCTGCGCTCCATCGCCTCGGCGGAGATCACCCCGCACTACACGACCGGCAGCACGCAGCACGTCGGGGAGAGCGCGGCCGCGCGCCTGGCGCGCATCGCCTCCTACGTGCCCGTCTCCGTCACCACGCAGGGCTCGCTGTTCGACGGGATGGCCGCGCAGTCCGCGCTCGGCAACTCGCCGCTGTCCCATCTGCAGGAGATCGCGGCCACCGAGTCCGGGAAGCTGATGGCCGACCGCGGCTCGGCCGGACTGCTCTACCAGGCCCGCGACGTCCGCTACAACCAGGTCTCCGCACTGAGCATCGCGTTCGCGGACCTGGAGACCACGGACCTCGAACTCGCCGACGACGACCAGAAGATGGTCAACACCGTCACCGGCAGCAGACCGGGCGGGGCCACACAGCGCGTCGTCGACCAGGGTGCGCGCGACACTTACGGCCCCTACGAACAGTCCCTCGACCTGCTCAAGTCCAGTGACCTGAAAGTCCTGGACGCGGCGAACTGGCTGGTGTCCCGCTACGCGGATCCGCCCACCGAGATCCGTCAGGTGCCCGTCGACGCGTACACGCTGCCGCCGGCCCTCTACCGCGCGCTTCTGGCCGCCGACGTGTCCACCGTCCTCGACCTCACCGGACTCCCCGACCAGGCCCCGGCGCCCGCCGCGACGGTCACCGTCGAGGGCTACCTCGAGACCATCACCCGGGGCAGGCATCTGCTGGATTTCCACACCTCGCGCGCGCAGACCGACACCGTGTGGGTCCTCGACGACCCCGTCTATTCGGTGCTCGGCTCCACCACCCGCCTCGCCTACTAGGAGAACCCCGTGCCGATCCCCGTGCAGCGGGCGGAGACGTTCTACCTGCCGCCGCCCCAACTCCCCGCCGACGCGTGGGCGCTGGTACCTCCGGCCGAGCGCGTCTTTCGCTGGTACGAGTACCGCGTCCAGCGCCGCGTCATCCCGCCGGACTCGTTCGTCATCGGGCAGCGTGTGTGGGCGCGGATCAACCACAACCGGTGGTGCGTGGACTGCGCCTGCGGCTCCGCACAGGTCGCCACCCCTACCGACCCGCGCACCGCGTGCACGGAGTGCGGCCTCGGCTGGATCACCGTCGTCTTCCCCGACGACCCGGACGCCGTCGAGGCGAGCCTGGCCGCGCTGCTGCCCGATGACCGCAACTGGATCCACCCCGACGACCCCGGCGAGACGTGGCCCGCCCCCACGCCGCCCCCACCGGCCGCGCACGAGCCGCTGATCGCCAAGGAGCCGCGATGACCACAACGCCCCGCACCTGGGTGGTGGGCGAGGTCGTGAATGCGGCCCTGCTCAACCAGGAGATCCGCGACCAGCTCAACTCGTTCTTCGGCGCCTGGTCGTCGTGGACGCCGGGATGGCTCGCCGAGGGCGGCGCCGCCCCCACCCTCGGAAACGGCACCATCACCGGCCGGTACCTGAAGGTCGGCAGAACGGTCGACTGGGTGCTGCAGCTCACCTGGGGCTCGTCCACCGCGGCCGGCGGCGGTGGCGGCGGCGAGAACTGGATGTTCGTCCTGCCGTCCGGGCCTGCCACCGGCTTCAGCCAGCGCATCGCCAGCTTCGACGCCTTCGACAACTCGGCGTCCCTGCACTACTCCGCCCGCGGCATCTACAACACGGGCTCCGGCGGCGTCGTGAAAACCATCGTCTCCGACCGCGGCGATAACACCGGTATCTGGGACTCACAGCTGCCGTTCGTGTACGCCGCCGGCGACATCCTCTACGGCTCCGGCCGCTACGAAGCAGCCAGCTAGGAGGCACAGTGACGGTCCTGGTGTGCTCGCTGAAGAGCGAGACCCTGCAGTCCATCCCCAACGACGGGGACTATCACGTCGTGCGTTTCCCTCCCGTGGGCGAGCCCTGCGACGTCCACGGCATGCACCAGCAGGCACAGCCCGACGGGTACGAGATCCGCGACTGGGCCCGCGATGACCGCTCCGGGCTCATCTGGCCCGCCTGCCCCGGCTGGGGGTCGCTGACCGCGGTCCTGTACTGGGAAGAGGGCGACTACACCGAGGTGAGGGACCGGTTCGTCCGCGATCCACTCGGCCTGACCACCGGCTACGACTCGACGGCTACCGAGGACCACCCGCCCACCGGCGGCGGCCAGTTCCTGCACAAGAGCCACGAACTGTTCGTCGACCCCGGCACGCCCCTCGCGGTCCTCGTCCGCCACAACGCCTCGCGCCCGAGGCGCCTGACCCTGGCAGAGTTCAAGCTCGCCATCCACCCCACCTGATCCAAGAACTGCGCCCCACCGGGGCACAGTTTCCCCTTCGCCCCGCGCCGCTGGCCGGGGCATCTCAATGACCCAAGTCAAGAAGCGCTGCTTCCCCGCAGGAAGGCCGCCGCCCCTCACGAGGCGACGGCCTGTCTGGTGCCGTTCTGGCGTCGACTGTGTGGCGTCAGTTGAGAACCAGGATGCTGGTGCCGATCGGGAGCGGGTTCGGGTAGTCGACCTTGACCTTGATCCGTACGCCACCGTCGAACGGGGCCACCTGGGCAACGATGAAGTCGGCGCCGGCCTGGGTGTGCGGCTTGCCCTGGTAGACCTGGAATGCGGCCACCAGGACCCGGGACGTGGACCGGATGTGATCGCTGTTGTAGGTGAGGAAGACGTCGCCCCTGCCGTCGGGCCAGTCGAGCTTCTGCACGCTGAAGAGACCGGGCAGAACCGTGGTCGACGCGGCGTTGGTCGAGGTGCTTGTGCTGGGAGAGCTCGTGGTCATGGTGCCTCCTAGCTCGGCCAGTGGCGGCGAGTAGTCACCGCCGATCCGGGACCACAACCTAAGGGCAAGACAGCCCATACGCTCAAAAACATTCAACTCTGTCCGATTTGGCAAACATGCGGCCGAAGTTGCCCTCTTGTCATGATCCGCGGATAGCTTCGCCAACCCCACCCCCTACGCCCCGCGCCGCCTGGCCGGGGCTTTCGTCATGTCTGGAGACCCCATGGCAGCTCCGTTGTCCGCAGGAACGTTCCTCGCCGCGCTCCGCGCCGAGGGCGTGACGGTCGTCGAGGTCGCCGGATGGCCCGACCGGAACCGCAACCACAAGGGCCCCTGGGGCCCCGTGCACGGCGTCGTCATCCACCACACCGTCACCCGGGGCAGCGCGGCCACCGTGAAGATCTGCCGCGACGGCCACGCCTCACTCCCGGGGCCGCTGTGCCACGGCGTCATCACCAAGGACGGCCGCGTCCACCTCGTCGGCTGGGGCCGCACCAACCACGCCGGCCTCGGCGACGACGACGTGCTCCAGGCCGTCATCGCCGAGCGCGCCCTGCCCGCCGACAACGAGGCGAACACCGACGGCAACCGGCACTTCTACGGCTTCGAGTGCGAGAACCTCGGCGACGGGAAGGACCCGTGGCCGGCCGTGCAGGTCGAGGCGATCGTGCGGGCCTCCGCAGCGCTGTGCCGCGCGCACGGCTGGGGCAAGGCGGGCCCCACGTCCGTGATTGGCCACGCGGAGTGGCAGCCCGGGAAGGTCGACCCGCGCGGGCCCGGGATCACCATGGCGGACGTCCGCAAGCGCGTCGCCGAGCGCCTCAAGCATCCGGCCAGCTGGTCGCCGGGCGAGACCAAGCCGCCGACCCCCAAGCCCCCCACCACCGACGAGCGGCTGACCGCTCTGGAGAAGCGCGTCACCGCGCTGGAAAAGAGGACCCCGTGAACACTGCTGCCTTCTGGCGCGCGACCGCCGAGCGCATGATCCGCACCTTCGCGCAGGCCGTCCTCGGCATCGCGGGCGCCGACGGCCTCGGTCTCCTCGATGTCGACTGGGGCGAGGCCCTGTCCGCCGGCGGCCTGGCCGCGGTCCTCGCGCTGCTGACGGCGGTCGTCTCCAGCGGCGGCACCGAGGGGCCCGGCATCACCGAGACCGTCGCAACGCCAGATACCCCGCGCAGGCCGACCTCGATCTGATCCTGGGAGGGACCGGTGGCCGATGATCCGTCCAACGGCGAGCTGTGGCGGCTCATCACCGACGTCCGCGCCGAGATCTCAGCGCGCCTCGACCAGCTCGTGCGCAGGGACGTCTACGACGCCCGCGAGACCGCCCGTGACCGCGCCATGGACGCTCTGCAGCGCGACATCCAGGAGATCGAGGCCGAGCGGGAGAAGGAGGCCGACCGGCGGGCAGCCGACCGGCGGCTGATCTTCACGGCGCTGGTCGCCCCGGTCATCATGCTCGCGCTCATGCTCTATCTGGCGTCGCAGGGGGTGCAGACGTGAGTTCGCGAAAGCACCGAAGGCGCAGCGATCTTCTGTTCATCCTCGCCCTGGCGGTCGCCTTGGCGGGGGCGCTGTGGGTGGTCGTCACGTTGCAGTCCCTCGCTGGTGACCTGCACACCGCCAACCGGGCGCGCGACCAACTCGCCCGCCAAGTCGAGCGGATGGGAGGCACTCCTATAGCGGGCCCGCCCGGCTCGCGCGGTGACCCGGGCCGGTCCGTCACCGGGCCTCGCGGCCCGCAGGGCGAGCGCGGGCAGCCGGGCCCCGCCGGGGCGTCGGGGAAGCCAGGCAAGGACGGCACCAACGGCGAGACCGGCAAGGCCGGCGCGGACGGGGTGGGCGAGACCGGCCCGACCGGGGCCGCCGGGGCCGACGGTGCGGCCGGACCTCCGGGCCCGCAGGGCGAGCCGGGGCCTGCTGGTCCCGAGGGCCCCGCGGGCAAGGACGGGGTGGACGGCCGCCCCGGGCCGAGCTGTCCCGACGGGTACAGCCTGCAGCCGCCCCCTGGCGATCCCGACGCGCTCGTCTGCCGCCGGGACGGCGCGCCCGCCCCCGACCCCGAACCGAGCCCGCAGGCCGCGGCATTGGACCCCACTCGCCGCCAGTACGCGTGACACAGGCCCCTCCCGCCAGCAGGCGGGAGGGGCCTTTCGTCACGCCCTCAGGCGGCTACGCTCACCGGCATGGCTGACTACGTGCAGGTATCCACTGCGACCGAACACCGCGAGCAGGCCGTCGAGTTGGCGCGCGTCGCAGTACGCGACCGGCTCGCCGCCGGCGCCCAGATCATCGGCCCTGTAACCAGTGTGTTCTGGCACGCTGGGGAGTTCGGCACCGGCGAGGAGTGGCAGCTGCTCCTCAAGACCACCATTGAGCGGTACCCCGCGCTGGAGCGCCACCTCGTCGAGAACCATCCGTGGTCCAACCCGGAGGTGTGCGCGACGCCGATCGTGGCTGGGGCCAAGCCGTGCCTGCAGTGGATCGAGTCGTCCACGACCGCTGATTAGCCGCGGGCCTGGTCCAGCAGCTCGGCGACCGCGGGCAGCGTCCGGTACCTGGCGGCCGACAGGTCGGCGATGACCGGCGCCAGGCGCTTTCGCGGTCGCACCGAGGCCACGCCCTCCGACAGGGCGAGAGCCCGGCTGACCACGGCCGCCGCCTGCTCGGCCTCCCCTGCTGTGAGATAGGCCTGGGCGAGCCAGGAGGAGTACAGAGCTTTGTCTCGGGCGTGGCTGTCGTCGTACCGGGCGAGGGCCGCCTCCAGTACGGGCACCGCACGCAGAGGACGGCGCAGCTCTGCCCAGCAGCGGCCCGTCATGATGTCCACCTCTGTGCGGTCGACCCAGGCCGCCCAGTCCGGCTGCGGCTGGCCGTGCACGTCCGCCAGCGCTTCGTCGGCCGCGGCGAGTGACCGTTCCGCCTCGGTCGGCATGTCGGCCACGGCGCACGCCCAGGCCCGCCGCTCGTGCAGCAGCGCGCGCACACCGGCAGGCGTGCGCCCGTCGATTGCCTCGGTGGATCGGCTCGCGATCTCCGCCCCGGCTCGTCGGTCCCCGCCGAGCCGCTGATAGGCGAGGAACGCGAGCGCATTCCCGGAGAGCGAGGCATCGCCGGCATCAAGCGCCGCGGTCCGGCTGGCCTCGTACAGGCTGACCGCGTCCGCCTCACGTCCGCCGTCGAACGCGGCCCATCCGGCCTGCTGTGCCTGCTCGGCGAGGAGAGAGAGCAGCGCGCGGCCGGTCGCCTCGTCGTACCTGGTGTCGCGCAGCAGCGCCTTCGTGGCCTGATACTCGGCGGTGTAGACCCGGTAGGTGTCGCCCCCGCCGAGTACGTCGTCCAGACGCCGCAGGCGCGCCGTGCGCTCCCGCAGGCTCGTGACGGTCCGGCGGCCGATCCGGCCGGACGGCTGAGCGAGCACGGTGGGCATCGTGGCAGCGAGCCCAGCGACCTGGACGAAGCGACGCCGCAGCACCTCGTCGTCCACCTCCGCCTCACCACCCGCTGACACCGCCTCCCACGGACGGTCCGCCAGCCCTACCAGCCGCCCAGGAATGCGCAGCGCATCGCAAATCTGAGCGATCTTCGAAAAGGTTGTCACCTGACCGTGGCCGCGCGCTAGCAGGCCGACGCGGTCCGGCTTGATATCGCACCCTTCGGCGATCCGCGAGTAGCTGATGCCAGCCCGCCGCGCGAGGCGGAAGACCGACCCGAAATCGTGGTTGGCGGCTGCGGCGCGCAGCTCGTCGTCGTCCAGCAACCATGCCGGGAGGGCTGACAGCGGCGGGGATCCGGTCATGGGGTGCACTCTTCCGTGCGGTCGCGGCCCGTGGCGGCAACTCCGGGGACCTCTACCCATCATGGGTATACCCGCGAGCGGGACGAATGTCTGCGGAAACTCCAACGACAGTGGCGGAACGGACCCGGCAGCCGCGCGAACGGCCCCGGGCACGGCCGACCACCAAGGAGTCGACATGGCCGACAGTACGGGCCGAGCCCTCAGCTCGGAAAGGAGCGCATCCCCGGCGCTCGTGAGCGCCGTCACCGACTGGTTCGCACGCACCCTGGACGCACCCGAACAAGCACGCCGCGAGTGGTCGGACACCGGAGTCGCCGTGCTGCCGCTGGGTGCGCGCTTCGACGCGGTGCGCCTGTCCGACGCCCTCGTGCACGCCGCCTTGGGCTCCACCGCCCCCGATGAGATCGCCGCGCGCCTCGGACACTTCCTCAGCGGCCCCGTGATCCATGACAGTCGGACCATGGGCGGCACCTACTACGCCCTCATGCGGCCCGTCGACCGGGTCCGGTGGCGCTACCAGGACATCGCACCTCGCCTCGGAGTGGGCAGCTACCTCGGCGTCCCCAAGCTCACCCGCACCGAGCCGAGGGGCACGCACTGGGTGGTGCTGCCGCGCTTCGAGGGCGACCTGTGCGAGCCCTCGGCCGTCGGGGGCCTCGTCACCGCCGGCAGTGCCGTCCTGAGCGGGGCGGAGCAGTGAGCGCGGGCACGATGACCGCCGAGGAGCAGCGGGCGGACGAGGCGTACCGAATCCTCCTCGCGCACACCGAGGGATGCGGCCGCTGTCGGGCGGGCGAGGAGTGCGAGGACGAGCGGCGCCTGTCCCGTGCCTGGCGCGCCCTGCGCTCCGCCGCTGCCCACAGCACGCCGCATAGCGGGGCCTCATGACCGACACAGCGCCCTCGCCCGAGACGTGCGCCCTGTGCCGCCGTCCCATCCGCGCCGGTGAGCCGACGGAGGAGCTGACGGTCTACGTCGACGGCGAGCCGCAGCTCGGCCGCACCCACGCGAGGACCTGCCCGGCGGTGCTGCTCGTCTGGTGCGCGCCGTGCCTGCGCGCTCTCCTCACTGGCGCGTCCGGTCCGCACGGCTGCCTCCTGGAGACCTCGCTCGGCATCGACGGAGCCCGCATCGTGGTCATCCCGGAGACGGACTGCCTCTGCCACTGCCCTCCCGACGGCGCGGTGCCGCCCCCGGCGGAGAGCGAGGCTCTGCGGGCCGCGCGGGCCGAGGCGCGGCGGACGACCGGCTGCCCCGAGTTAGAGGCCGGCCGCCCGCAGGGTGCTTCACGCCCCGTGTAA